ATTTAAATACTATAACAAAAACTAACGTTGACAGACTGATAGGTTTGCTTGACCCTGATAGTGGTATATCAGTAACACGAAATGTGTATCCTGATATGATAAACCCTAAAGGTCATGTTACTCACAAGTATATAGTTGACACTATAAATCGTGATGCTAAACTAAGTAAACTCAACACTAAAGATAAAACATATCTTAGAAGATTGGTACAGTCAGTCTACGGTTGTGTTGCTTACGTAAACTAGAATTAGAAAGGAAATATTATGAAAAAAATAGATTATGAATGTGAAGGTTGGGCATCTGGAGTCAATGGCGAAACAGCATATGCTACCATTGAGTTTACTGCGACAATAGTAAACGGAAATCCAGTTGTTGATGCTGAGTCCATTGTGGTTTGGGCAGAAGGTATATCTGATTGTTCTGAAACAGTTACTGAAATGCAGTGTCCACAAGATATGATGGAACAATGTAATGAGTACTTAGAATTTTTAGGTAATGAAGAAATATATTCATACGCATAGAAAGGAAATATTATGAATAATTTATGTGAAAGATGTGATGGAAGTGGAACCGAGTGGTTCAACGGAGTAGAGTCAGATGATGACTGTATGACCTGTGACGGAACAGGCACTCAAGAAGGATGTGACGATTTATTCAGTCCATTCGGTAAAGTAGATTTTAGAAAATAAAATATATTATTTACTTGACAAAAGATGTTCCGTATGATACTTTAATAATATAAGAAAGGAACTTATTATGAAACTAGTATATGAAACGCAAATCGTAATAGAGAATAAATGTAAAGGTGGCAACATCTTTGTGTTCGATGTCTCTATTGAAGAGGCGCAGTCTCAAGACTACTCTCGTTTCTATAACGAGATGAACTTGCCAGACGGTAAAGAGTATTGGGAATGTATCCGTTCCGAGTACCTCGTGGACGAATGCGATTGGGCAGAATGGTTGGATGATTGTCCAACATACCTACAGAAAGGAATAATTTATGGGTAATACACTAAAACTAAAATATCGAAAATATCTTGGTGAGTTTCATCTAAGGCAAAACCGTGGTGCAAAATATACACGCGATACTGAAAAAACAAAGACCTATCGTGCCGAATGGGCATACACCAGAAACATGGGTGATAAAGATACGTTCGCGTCTATTGAAGAAGCAGAGAAGTTTGCTAAAAGAATATACAAGTCTAAGACTTGGAATAAAATTTGGGAAGAAAACTTTAGGAGTTGGCAAACTGAAAATGTAGGAACTAGAACCCCTATGATAGTTGCGGCACAAAGAGATTCAAAAAGACTTGGTGGATATACAGATGGTCAGAGGGTTACTCTTTATAAGAATGGTCTTTGTAAGTATACTCTACTTCATGAACTTGCGCATTGCCTTGGTCATATGCATCATGGTCGGTCATTCCGTAAAACAGTCCTTGCTTTGGTAGGAACCTTTCTAGGTGCAGACCATAAGAAAGAACTGAAGAGATGTTTCAAAGAACAAGGTCTTAAGTATGGAGAAGCAAGGAAACCAAAAACCTTTGAACAATGGCAGAAGTCTTATACCCATATGATGTTATTGAGACATAGACAAAGGCAAGCGAAATGAGTAGAGAACTATATATGGAAAGAATCAAGAATGCCTATGAAGCATCGTATCGATGTGAAGGGGGTTCTTGGGGTCGCGGATATTGGAACAGTGTAGTCGAACAACTTCACAGGAACTATTGGCGAGGAATAGAAAAATCTAAAAATGATTCACACAGGTAAGAAGGTATGAATATATTTCACGTAGATACAGACCCAAAGATTTGTGCTGAACAGATGTGCGACAAGCACGTAGTGAAGATGGTGATTGAGACTGCTCAGTTACTATCAACCGCGCATCGTGTCGTAGATGGTAAAGAGTATAAGGGTAAGACAAAGTCTAATCGTAATATCAAACGTTGGTTACATCCTGACTCAGAGATGGAAACAAAACTTTACAAAGCATGTCACGTCAATCATCCCTCTACTATTTGGACAAGAGAAACATCATCAAACTATGAATGGTTGTATACACACTTCGTTGCGTTGTGTGATGAATACACTCACAGGTATGGTAAGGTACATATGACTGACACTAAGTTACGCAATACATTATCTCGAACACCTCGTAATCTTTTACAGGGTGAGGTGACTGAGTTCAAACAATGTATGCCTGACTACTGTAAACGCAAGAACCCTATTGAGGCATATCGCGTTTATTATATCAATGAAAAGAAAGATTTCGCTAGATGGACGAAAAGAAATATTCCATCTTGGTATATTAGTGCTTGACTTATTGTGTCAAGTATGATATAGTATAATATGTAACAACTAATAAAGAAAGGTTTAATATGAATTATAGTTGGGAAAAAAGAAGACGCCGTGAAAACAAGAAAGTGGTTGAGGACATGTTCTCTGGAGATTATGACAAAGACTACAAGAAAGGCATTTCATGGGGAAATGATAATAAATATGCAGACTCACTCGTAGGTGATATCTGTCGTAATACAAGAGCATACGAAAATGACTGGAATTAATATGACATACGAAGAAATAGTAAACACACTCCGAGAGGGTGTAGTAAAGTTATCCTTTACGAAAGTGAAGGATGGTGGCGTTCGTGATATGACCGCAACCTTGAAATCGGATTTGATACCCGAAGACAAGATGCCTAAAACAGACGCGAACGAGAAACTTCAGAAGACCCAAACTGCGGTACGAGTATTTGATACTGACCTCAATGACTGGAGAAGTTTCCGCGTTGATAGTTTACTAACCTTCAATCGCGCCACCGCATAATATGGCAAAGAAGAAACGTAAACTCAGCGAGGAACAACGTCTTGCCGCGAGTGAACGTCTTGCGAAAGCACGACTTGCTCGTGGGCATGATGGCAGTGCATCGGTTCATGAGGATATACGAGACTTACCTGAAGACCATGCCTTGCATTGGAAGAAAGTAAAACAGTGGATAAAGAACTGTGAACTTGATATCAAAACAAAGGACATGCGTCTGAAGAGAGACTCAAAGAATTGGAAAGAACGTAACGAGTATACTGCCCTCCAAGTCTATATTGCTAACATGAAGTCATATCTCAAAACAGGAATGTGGTTAGATATGTTTTATGGTGATGAGATGCAACATAAAACAAGATGGACTGTTCTCAAAAAAGGTTACCATGATAATGGTGAAGTGAAACGTGTCACGGGTCTCTGGTATGATGATATCGGAGTATGGGACAAAACAAAGAAAGAAGAATATGAAAGTTAATTTTATACAGGGTGGGTCTGATGCCCCCGAAGAAAAAGATGAAAGTAATTTCCTAAGTAAGAAGAGATTTAGTAAGATGGTAGAAGATACCGTAAGAAAAATGTCTATGTCTTATATGGATGCCGTGGTATATCTCTGTGATGAGAATACAATTGAGATTGATGATGTGAAGAAATATCTATCAGTTTCTATCAAAGAGAGAATAGAAGGGGAAGCAATGAACCTAAACTATCTTGAGAAGTCTCACCCATTACCCACAACATAGGAGATAAAAATGTTATAAATACACTTGACTTTACAGTCACAATATGATATAATACAAACAATACAAAACACACAAAACATACAAGGAAAAATATATGTCTTTTGCTAATCTAAAATCTAATCGTACTGATGTTTCTAAACTCGCTAACGCTGCCGCAGAAATGTCAACTACAAAAAAATCCACAAATAAATATGAAGACTTACGGTTCTGGAAACCGACTGTCGATGAGTCTGGCAATGGTTATGCTGTTGTAAGATTTCTTCCTGCAGGGGAAGGTCAAGAATTACCTTGGGTAAGATACTTTGACCATTTCTTCAAAGGTGCTACAGGTCAATGGTATGTAGAGAAATCTCTTACCACACTGGGTGGACAAGCAGACCCTGTGAGTGAATACAACTCACGTCTTTGGAACTCTGGTATCGAAGAGGACAAAGAAACTGCTCGTAAACAAAAGAGACGACTACATTATGTAACCAACATTATGGTACTAAGTGACCCATCTAATCCTTCTAACAATGGTAAAGTATTCCTTTACGACTTTGGTAAGAAAATCTTTGATAAGATTATGGATAAGATGCAACCTGAGTATCCTGATGAAACTCCTGTCAACCCATTTGACTTTTGGAGTGGTGCTGATTTCCAACTCAAGATACGTAACGTTGCGGGATATCGTAACTATGACAAGTCTGAGTTTAAGTCTCCGACACCTCTATTAGAAGGTGAAGAAACTAAACTAGAAGCAACCTATAATACTATGCATGACATGAGTGAGTTTACTGACCCATCATCATACAAGTCTTATGATGACTTGAAGGCACGACTTGAAGTTGTGTTAGGTCAAGCAACTGGTTCTGGTTCTACTATGAAGAATGAATCATTACAGAGAACTGCCGAGACTGTTGGGTCTAAGTCAGTTGAACCTCAAGTGATACCGTCTGCACCTCAACCGCAGGTAGCAATGGCATCTGAGGGAGATGATGATACATTATCCTACTTCGCGAAACTCGCGGCAGAGGATTAGGACTAAGGGGAGACTTTCGGGTCTCCCTTTTTTTATTGGTCTTAGTAGTCTGGGTCTGTAGAACTAACATCTGACGTAAGCACTGTAACACTGTTGAAGTTCTCTTCTGAGTTTCTGACATAACTAGTACCTCCACCATCAGTAGCTTGGCCATTGGATGGTTTTAGGATATCGTGGAGACGTTCAATCTGCCCTATTGTTTCCTGTTCTATTCTAAAAAGGTCTACGTGACCTTTTAGGGCCCTCCGTTCTCCTAGTGATGGTATCCCTCTTTCATTATCTAGATATGCCTCTAATCCAAGAGTGGTTTTTGGTATTATTCTAGGCATAGTTCCACCAAAAAAACGAACTTTAGTGCCGTCTTCATTGTAATAACCTTTAAACTCTTTATATCTTGCCGTGTCGAAAACAGGATTGGGCGTCCCAGTAATCTTCTCAGAATATGGTAAAACAGCATTAAACATATCAACGACCATCATTAATGTTCTTCCTAGTTCCCTTGAGCTTTGCTCTACTTGGCCCAAAAAAGAAAAGTTTGCTTTTCTTCTGCTCAACTCTTTATCTATACCTGACCCCATGAACTCCATACCAGGTGTTTTTTCGTCACTTACCCCTGAAGATTTCAATGCTTCAATTGTGTCTCTTAATTCCTCATCATCAACAAATTCTTTTATAAACTTTCTTCTAGATTGTGTGATACGGTCTACTTGTCCTAAATATACTTGGTCTTTTTCAAGTGCTTTTTTGATGGATTTATGATTATTAAGAAAACTATCTTTCTGAGAAAGTCTTAACGTATTAAAAAAAATTCTGCTTCGAGCTGCGGCATCAGCCGCAATCTCTTTTTTTCTTAGTCTTTCTTCTGACTTAGTTCTATCCCCTACCTTTTCGTTGAAACGTGCCACAGCTGCTGGGTCTGTAATTCCTAATTCTTCAGCAGTTAACGGTTTCTTTTTTTTATTTTGTGGATTTACTAAATCTGAGTTACTCGTTTCTTCGTTAGAACCAAAAAGTTGATTGTATATTTTTTTAGTAAATTTTGTGAATTCTGACAGATTTTCTTCAATCTTCAAGAGTGTCTCAGAAAAACTTGTACCAAACTTTTTTTCAAATCTTTTATCAAATGCTTCATAATGCACTTTAAGTTGTTCTTTAATTCCGTCAAATACTGGAGTTAATTTTTCTTTAAGTCTGTTATAAAACCCTTTAAAAAAAGGTTTTATTGCGTTATTCCAATTTTTA